AAAGTTCAGATAAATACAGAAGAATGGGATACGGCAAGTTGTTTTGACTCTACAACAAATTACAGATTTACGCCTACTGTTGCGGGGTACTATCAAGTTTCGGGAAGTGTTAACTATGATCCCGCTGCATCAGGTAAATTTTTCTGCATCATATATAAAACTGGCGTGGCATTCAAAGGTGGAACAGGCGTTCCTTTTATTGCCACTCAATATTTAAGTGCCGCTGTCAGCGCATTGGTATATCTTAATGGATCAACAGATTACGTAGAGTTATACACTTATCAATCATCTGGCGGTGCATTAACACTATACGACTCTCAAACATTTACATTTTTCCAAGCGGCTTTGGTAAGGAGCGCATGATGTCATTGTATGAAAAAATAATTGCTTTATATCCGCAATTAACTGATCAAGATTTTGTTAAGTTAATTGTGTTGCAAAACGATGGCGATGAAAAAGGTGACTATGTGGCTAGTTGGACACACACCTTGCCTCAACCTACACAAGAACAATTGCAATAATTGCATTAAATCAAAACTTAAACAAGAGGTCTATTTATGGCGTTAACCAAAACATCTTTTTCAATGATAACTGGTGCGGTTTTAAACGTGTTGGATTTTGGTGCTGTCGGTGATGGGGTAACTGATGACAGAGCCGCTATTCAAGCTGCGGTAGATCAGGCTTTATCTACTGGAGGCGGTGCTGTATATCTTCCACATGGAACATATTTAGTAAAGTCACCAGGATTAAATTGTGACACAACAAAATACACCGATGGGCCAAGAGGTTCTAATGGCGTTCCATTTGTTTTCTTTGGTGATGGAACACACGTTACTAGCATAACAACACCAGCCACAGGTCAACCAGGCGCATTGACAACTGGACAATTGATTGAATTTTACACCGCTGGCCCCGTAGGTATGTTGCGAGACATGGTAATTTCAGCACCTTACGGAAACTTTAATTGCGTAGGTGTTCGTGCTGGTGGAAATGGTGGTATTTACAACAACTTATGGATTAATGGTTTTAATCGTGGAATTTTTGCGGCATTTGCACATAACTGCATGTTCTCCAATTTGTTTGCTGAATATAACCAATATAACTTTTGGGTGGAATCAGCTTTTTGGAGTATTTTTTCAGACATTGTTACGTACAGAAGCCAGTTTGCGGGCTTCTACATTACGGGCAGTTTAACTTATGCAAGCACTGAAGTTCAGGGTTCAGTAACTCTTAACGGGGTAAGCTCACTAGCTGATAGAGACAACCCATCTTCACCAGGTGCTGCGGTGTATGTTGATTCAAATTACCCAGTAATTATGAATGGCATTGAAATATCTAGTTTTGATAGTTTGTACCCTGATGTTGGAATTCTTGTTAATTCACCAGACTCTGTTGTATCAATTACTAACCCTGCTATTCGGCATTGCAAAACACATGGCATCAGTTTAACACAAGGAACTGTGACAGTAGTTGGCGGCTATATTAATAAAATTGGATATTTTAATCAATCTGTGCCTTGGCCTACTTATGGTATTTATGCCGAAACTACTGCCGCAAGATTAAAAGTAATTGGAGTAGAGATCAATAGTTCAGGTACAGGTCTACGCACAAGTGCTTCAATCAATGATATTGTGTACAACACTTTTATAGGCTGTTCCGATGGTGGAAACGGTGGCACAAGCTCACCAAATGGAACAACTGGATTGATTACTTTAAATATCCAACCTACTAACGCTACATTTCAAGCAAATATAACGGGCAATCGTTTTTACAACGACAACAATGCAAGTAAAGTGGCTCTTGGTTTTGGAAATACGGCAATTCCTTTGTCGTATAACGTTAAATTTATTTCTAATTACACACCAGTAAATAACTATGTTACCGCTTTAAGCACATCGTTGACCCTTACTCAACTTGCTCAGTATTACATGATTGATAACGTTAATTTGCTTACGGATACTCCTGTAAAAGTAGAAACTTGGGCTGATGCTCAATCTCCTAACTCAAGACTGTATTATAGTTCTACACAAACCAAATTGGTTTGGAAAGATAGTGCTGGCGTTGTGAATAATTTGTATTAACTGTATTAACTTAATTGGAGTATTAAAATGGCTTTAGAAAAAATTGAATTTGTAGATCAAATAGAAGTAATTGAAAATGGCTGTGTCCATGTTCGCACTAAAACAGCTATTAAAGAAAACGGCAAAGAGATCAGCAGCAGTTTTGACCGCCATGTAATTGTGCCTGGTGCTAACTACAGTGCTGAAAATTCTAGAGTGAAAGCTATTTGTTCTGTGGTGCATACTGCAGAAGTAATTGCTGCTTATGCTGCTGTTCAAGAAACTATTAACCCAGTTTCTATTGGGTAATAAACTATGGAATCACAATACCTTATTAACACAGCTCTTGGACTAGGTTTTAGCGTCTTAGGATGGTTTGCTAGGGAATTGTGGTCTGCTGTTAAAGAACTTAAAACTGATTTGTCTAAGCTTAAAGAAGATTTGCCTAAGACTTATGTAGCTAGAAATGACTACCGAGATGATCTTAATGAAATTAAGAATATGCTTAGCAAAATATTTGATAAGTTAGACAATAAACAGGACAAGTAATTGTTATTAGGAACACACTATGGCAAGTACATACTTCATTGATAATTCAACACCCATTGTTTCCTCTTGGCTTAATGATGTAAACAACTTTGTTTACCAAGGCATACAACGAGGCACAGTTATAGCTACAGCAGGACAAACTATATTTACAACTCCTTTTTCATATACTGTGGGAGCCAACACTCTTGATGTGTATGTTGATGGTGTACGACAGATAATTAATTCAAGCTATACTGAAACAACTACAACATCTATTACCTTTTCTGAAGGCATTCATGTTGGTGGCAAAGTAGAATTTATAGGATAAAACATGGAACAGATTATTGCTTTGCTATTTTTAGATCGTACTCTTGCACATCTAGAACACCTACGCACTAAAAGCTATGCCCAACACGTAGCTTTAGGAACTTTTTACGATGAAGTTGTTGATTTTGCTGACAAACTTGCTGAAGCTTACCAAGGTTACGATGAGGTAATGCAAAACATTCCTTTGCTTAATCACAGTGGTAAAGGTAAGATTGAAGACATTTTAGGTCAACACGTTTTAGAAATTGAAAAGTTTCGTAAAACTTGTGAACTTAGTGCAATCCAAAATATTATTGATGAGATTGTTGGGTTGTATTTGTCTACTATCTATAAGCTGCGTAACCTAAGCTAAGAGCTATGTCGTACAAGCCTAGTTGGGACAACGGAGGTTGGAAGGTCATCTGTGACGTTTGTGGTCGTCTGTTTAAAGAACACGATCTACAAAGACGTTGGGACGGAGTTATGGTCTGTTCTGATGATTGGGAACCTAGGCAACCCCAAGACTTTGTACGTGGCGTAGCAGATAAACAAGCACCTCCTTGGGCTAGACCAGAAGCTTCAGATAAATTTTTATTTGCTTGTACTCCTATAACTAACCAAGGCATTGCTGATTATGGAGTAGCAGATTGTGCTAGAGCAGACATAGACTTCGGGTATCGTCCTGTATGTACTATGGAAGGTTCTATTGCTATGCCTCCTACAGCTATTGCTGGTTGTGCTGTAGCAGGTAAACTATATCCTGGTTTAAATGACTTTACAGGTACTGGGTACTACATTGAACCTGTGACCAACTACCTTTTGTTAGAGTCAGGGTACTCAATGCTGCAAGAAGATAACAGTCAAATCTTGGTGTAGTTAAAACAAGGAACACACATGAGCAGTACATACACAGTTACACGAGATCAAATTATTACCTTAGCTTTGCGTAAGCTAGGTGTTCTTGAGATTGGTGCTATTCCTGATCCTGACACAGTGGCTAATGCCGCTATGTCTTTAAACTTGTTAATTAAACAGATGAGTACAGATGGACTTAAGCTTTGGAAAATATCCGAACTTATTATTCCTCTTGTCAGTGGACAGACTTCATACATTCTTGGTGGTTCTACATCTGTGTTGATGTACGACTCTCTTAACCCTACTGTGGCTATTACCGATAGACCACTAAAAGTTATCCAAGGGTTCTATCGTAACCAACAAAACTCTCCACCTATTGACGTACCTGTGATGGTTATCTCTAAACAAGAGTACAACATCTTAGGTTCTAAGCAATCTACTGGTGTTGCTAACACTATCTTCTACGATCCACGACAATTAAATGGTATTTTATATGTGTACTTAACACCTAACGAGTACACTCAAACTAACTTACAAATGCACATTATTGCTCAGTTGCCGTTAGATGATTTGACTACTGCCTTGGGTGTACCAAACTTCCCTAATGAGTGGATGAACTGTTTGGTGTGGAACCTTGCAGATCAAATGTCTATGGAATATGGTGTACCCATGAATGCTAGACAAGAGATTGCTTTGCGAGCTAATGCCTATAAAACTCAATTGGTTGATTGGGATGTTGAAGCTTCTAGCACGTTTTTCTCACCTGACTATCGTTCTATAAGCAATAACTCTTACGGGCGTTAAACATGGCTACAGAACGTATCCCACTGTCACAGCCTATTGAGTCTCGTAATGGGACTTTTACTAAAGACTCGTACTCATCTAACTGTTTCTTTGAAACTAGAGATGCTAAACGAGAGTTTATTAAGCGTCCAGGTCTTGTGGCTGCTAAACAGATTACACCTGTTACACCCCCTGCTTACTTAGAGAGTCAGGGATTAAATGCTTTTAACAACAGAGTAATCGCTGTTATTAATAACACTGTATACAGTGTAAACCCTACTGGTTATGTAGTCAGTACTATTGGTACAACATCTACATCTACTAGTCAAAGCTACTTTGTAAACACCTTTCTAGATGCTTACATGTTCTTTCACAATAAATTAAACTTGTATTTGTACAGTAATGCTGGAGCATTTAGCACTGTTGTTACTAATAAGATTGGTGCTATTGCTATTACTGATAGTGGAGCTAACTATAGCCAAGGGATTACCCTATCTTTTTCTGGTGGTGGATGTGCTGCTACTGCTGAAGTAGACCCTACTACTGGGGTTATCCTCAGTGTTACAATTACTAATCAAGGTACAGGACTAGCTTCTGCACCTACCATTACCATTAACTTACCAGCTACTCAAACACCTACTGGTACTGACATACCTAGTAGTTACGTAGACTTTACTGTAAGTAGTGCTACGGGTTTATACGTAGGCATGTCTGTTGTAGGTACAGGCATAGCCACTAGCACTAAAGTAACGGCTATTGCTGGCACTCAAATCACTGTAGACACACCTAAAACTAGTGCAGTGTCAGGTACTATTACCTTTACAGATGAAGGTGCTGGAGGCGTTTTAACAGCTTCATTAAACTTTGTACCTACTGGTCCCTATGTATCTGGTGCTGTGTTCTTAAACAACTATGTGTTTATTGGTACTAGTAACAACAGGATTTATAACTCAGACGTTGGTGATCCAACTACTTGGAATGCTTTAAACTTCTTAAGCTTTGAGCAGACTGCTGATACCCTTGTAGGTATATGCAAACACCTCAACTACCTTGTAGCTTTTGGAGCTGTAAGTACTCAGTTCTTTTATGATGTAGGTAATCCTACTGGCTCACCTTTAGGTTTGGCTGCGAGCTACACCTTAGAAATTGGTTGTGCTAGTGGTGATTCTATTGTTGCTACTAATAACACTGTCTTATGGGTAGGTACTAGTAAAACCTATGGTAAGTCTGTGTACATCATGGATGGTACAGCTCCTGTACGTATCTCTACTGCCAACATAGATCGTCACATTGAGGCTGATGGTTTAGGGGACATAGCTGCATACTGCTACACAATCAATGGACATACACTGTATATCCTTACACTACATAACATCCATCAAACTTTGGTCTATGACCTTAATGAGAAGATGTGGTACACATGGACTCAATACTCTATACAGAGTACTGGTCAAGCTAATGCAGGTACATACCAAGAGTCTTACTTTAGACCTACCTACTACACCCAATTAAATGGTGTGCCATACGTCTTAGATGACGATACAGCCACTTTATATTACTTGGATGTCAATACATACCAAGACGCTGGTCAACCCATCTACTGCCGTACTGTTACGGATATCTCAGACAACGGAAGTACTAAGCGTAAATTCTTTGGAAGACTAGAGATTATTGGGGATAAAGTAGCTGGAACTATGCAAATACGACACAGTGGTGACGACTATAACACTTGGTCTACTTATAGAACTGTAAACCTTAATGCTCCTCGTGCTCAAGTGTATTTAAGCGGTGCTGATAGACGTAGAGCTTGGGAGTTTTTGTGTACCAGTAATGTTCCACTTCGTATTGATGGTGCTGAAGTTGACTTCAGGATTGGCGAAATGGATCAAGAGCAAGCAGTTGGTGGCGGAAGATATAGGAGATAACCTTGGATCAAATTGTAGAAGCCATTAACTCTGTTGCAACTAAAGAAGGTTTTGACCTTCGTAATACCGACAGCAAATTAGCTTTGGCTGAAACATTGTTGAATCAAGAGCAAACTCCTAACTCTATTATTCATAGGTTTGGAGGTGGACTTTACATACGTGAAGCTCACTACCCAAAAGGAACATTGATTGTTGGTCAGGAACATGTCTCTGAACATATGAATGTGCTTCTTAAAGGAAGCATTAATGTTATTGATGGAGATGGCTCTGTACAAACGCTTACTGCTCCCTATATGTTTGTGGCTAAATCAGGTAGCAAAGTGGGCTATACAGTAGAGGATGTTGTGTGGCAAAATATCTATGTTACTAATAGCACAGATGTCGAGTATTTAGAGTCTGTGTTATTTAAGTCTCCTGATATTCTTAAGCAACATCAGCAAAACAAACTAACTATAGATAGCCCCAAGTATGAAGAAGATCGTCAAGACTTCTTAGACATGGTTAAAGAGTCTGGTTGGACTCTTGAAGACATTGAGTTAGCATCTAAACATAGAGAAGATTGCATCCCTTTTCCAGATGGGACTTACAGTATATCTACTGGTAATTCTCCTATTCAAGGTAAAGGAATGTTTTCTACTGCTGTGATTAAACAACATAGCATTATTGCACCTATGAAACTTGGTGGTTGTAGGACTCCTGCT